GGCCGAATTGCGTCTGACTCTGCATGTGATCTTATACTTTTTATCCGGATCATACGGGATCAGGGTCTCTGAAAATGTCTTGATTTCCCCGTCCACTTCTATCGTTTTTCCACCTGACTGTCCGTTTTGCGGGAACTTGGGAACGTCTGCTCGCACCAGTGCCCTCCAGCCAGTCAGGTTGTTCTCGAAAGTTTCACGGTATACGCCGTGCTGGGAGCGGGCCAGACCTTCCATATTATGTGTTGAAATAAGGACGTTTCCACCAACAACATTCCCATTAAAATCGAGCTGATACTTGACATTCCCTGCAACATCCCTGACAGTTAAACCATTAGCCGGATCGAGCCGCATGGTGCTTCGGTTGTGTTCCAGACGCAGACTTCCGCCCAGTTCCCAATCCGCACGGATGGATTGCGGACGGTTGAAGATATCGGTGCTGGTTCCGTTATTAGGCATGTCTTAATCGGTTAAATCAATAAGGGCAACAGATCCGTCGTCTATCTGTAGCCTGTAATAGGTTCCGGTTGTCTGGTCTTTTAAAATCAGACCTTTGTATGCGAAAGGGGTGTCGTCATCGTTTTTTCCGAGATAGTAAGTGTTGTCCGTATTAGGATACAGATCCGATCCCAATTTAAGAACAGCACTCTGCGGGAGGATTGTTAATTGTCCGGAGTAAATAGTTCCATCCAGCCAAGCAGAACCTCCGTAGTCATACCAGTACATAATCGGAGACGAACCGCCTTTAAGTCTGATACCGGCCCCGGATGATGGATCTGAGCCTGCTGCATTCGCGTATATATCTCCGGCCCTTACATTGAGAGTGGTGAATGTCCGATCATCAAGCATCGAATAGGTAGCAGAACCGTGGATCGCTATCTCCTTACCGGCTGTTATGCCTGTATAGATCGGCTCAACAATGAGAACTCCCCTCGCACTTGAATTTATACTAATACAGTCATTGGTCGGATTGGCGGAAAACCGAGGTGCGATGATAGTAGTTCCTCCGGAGCTGTCTATATGGATATGGTCCGTTGGTTGCGAACTCGATGACGTGCCACGGATAATCAGGTTTGTCGGATTGTTGTCGGTTCCGATATCATAGGTGGTGTTCCCCTCGAAGTACGTACCGTCGATAATCACATCTGCGGCGTATCCGGCAACCTGTATCCCGATATCGGAAAAGTTCTGAACCATCCCGCCGTAGATCCGCATATTGCGTGAAGCCGCAGTAGCGCCGAGCCAGATTCCTCTTGTGCCATCATCCAGATTAGGATTGAGGATCGTAAGATTGTGGGCGGTGTGATTAGCGTAAATAGGATAAGCGACAGTGTACGACGAGACGGCTGACAGGAACGCAGAATCCCAGGCTACCGTAACGCCATAATTAAGCTTCTCGAAGTAGACGTTTTCGACAATCGCCTGATGTGAGTTGGCATCGATCTCAATACCGGTTCCGGTTCCTTCTGCTGGACCTTCTATTTTCATATTGCGGACATGGGTATACGACTGCCCGTTGGTTGACAGCAGAGTGATATCGGAGTCCGCGACGAGACCGCTGTACCATTTGGAAGATCCCTCAAGGACCACACCATCGTCTAGGTTGACAGTGCTGTCGAGATGACACTTGCCCCAAGGGAGTCTCACAACAGCGCCGGAGTTGGTAGTACGGGCGGCTGTGATTGCCGCTTGTATAGCTGTGGCATCATCTGTAGCGCCGTCACAAACCGCCCCGTATTCCCGAACATCGTAGATCTGACCGGCGACAGTCAGACCCGCAAAGGCCGGACTATCGGACGTGTTCAGACTCTGATCTGGATTCGAACCCCACGGGCGTAGTACAACCTGTCCAAATGAGGGGGTCGCCAGCAACAGCAGCAGTAGAGATAAGATAAGCTTTTTCATACCCGCCTCTTAATTGAGATATACTTTGCGGATTTTGACCACTACGGTCTCCCCCACTCCGCAATTGTTGCAATACGCCCGGATCTGCCCCATCGGATCGTCGAGAGTTGTCTGATTATTCGAATTGATATTCGAAGTGGTCGTAGCAGAGTTATTGTTATGCAGGTCGAAGTCGAGATGAACATTCGCGGTTGCCGAAAACTGTGTATCAATCATGACCTGGTTCGGTCCTTCGATATTGTACCAGCTCGCGTTAGCCTGCGCCACGTCCGCTCCATTGGCACTGAGAATGGTGATGCTTGGTCCTATAGTTTTGCTCATTTCAGACTCCTTGGTTAGATTCTAATACTAAACCCCCGTTTACTAAGCTCCAGTTCCTATCTCCCCAAAAGTTGTATTGTTGTTGTCGGAAGAAACCGTAGCTTTCTGATCTACCGTGTCACCTGCATCGTTATACAAGTTGAAGTTATTGGCGTCCTGAATCTTCTTGTTCCGCCATGATTTATACAAATACCCAAGTTTATTAACCAGTGAGGTATTGGCCGCAGGAGCACCTTGACCGGGTTCTGCGTATGTGTCTACGTTCAGAGCATCCACAATTTCTGCATTGACATTGGCCGCGTCGAGAGTAGACAACGGGGAAACAGCCGAGTCAAGTTCCGCCTTTGTGGGCGGGTCATACGCGGCAATGGAGTTGTTACAGGCTACTTCCGCCTGAGCCGCAGATAGATCGTTCAGCGCCCCCACGGCTGTCTCCACATTCCCAGCGGTAGTGTTGGCCGTGTCCGCAGAAGCCTTAGCGTTATTGGCATTTGTGGCTGCCTGGGCAGCGTTCGTATTGGCATTTGCCGCTGAGTTGTTGGCGTCCTGGAGTACTTTGCCGAAATTGCCAGCGGTTACATGGTCTGCAGCAGCCTCATTCCATACAGCATCTGCGATGTCGGCAGAATTAGCTCCAGAGCCAGCAGCTTGGGTCACAGACCCGAACGTATCTGCGTTGTTGTGATCCGCAATCGCTTCCTCCCAGACTGCGTCAGCTATATCGGCGGCGTTGGAACCGTTCCCGGCAGAAGCAAGCGCAAGACCGGTAGTCCCGCCATTTCCATGGTCCGCTGTGGCTTCTTCCCATACAGCATCTGCAATAGCCGAAGCGGCAGGATCATTCAAGCCTGCGATTGCGGACTGTGTATTGTTATGCTCATCAGTCAGAACCCCCTGCATGGTATCCATCTCGGTCTTGGTCGGAGGATCATAAGCGGTTAGGGCGTCGGCACATTCGGATTGCACTTCAGCATCCCAAGCCGCATTCCAAGGTAAAGCCGTCAGTCCGGCCCCAGCAGCTCCTATTTCTCCAGTATCGGTTTCTATGTCGGTCTGCTTATCCCGTATCGCTTCCTGCGAATCAGAAGTATTATCGAATGCACCACCTCCTGAAGCTTCATCGTTGTTGATCTCCCCCAGCTCCGTTGCCCGATCGGTTGCAATCGCCGCGTCCTTTCTAGCAAGCAATTGAGCATATGCGAGCAGTTTATCCTGCAAGGTTGTAAGTGTTGCCGGGAGCGTGGTTCCAGTATCTTCCAAAATTGCAGCTATCTCAGTGTCAAGATATCCGGCGATCGTGGCGAGAGTTCCAGGTATATCATCTGTTTGGAGTTCATTCGTATCGGTGAGAATCGCATCAATATCCGTACCGATCTGCGTATCGAGATCCAGTCCACCCGCATCGCTTATCGGCAACCCACCGGCACCATCAGCGGCAGCGGCTGGTAGAGCGGTACCGGCCAGACCCCGTGTGGCAGAGTAATTGGCAGCGGCGGCGGCAAGATTCGCTGCAGCGGCTTGGTGGTTGTTTGCAGCGGCAGTGCTGTTATTCATGGAAACTACATCCACCGGCATAGCTACCTTGCCATCCGAAGCGCCGAACATGGAATCCCACGCACCTTCTCCCAAAACTGCATATTCTTGAATAACCGGCAACGCACCGGCTTTGTTGAACGCTACGGCAAGTTGACCTTCTGTGTTCACGTCTGCAGTATCTACATACACATCATAGTATCCGATCTCGTCGTGAGCGGCAGAAGTAGCATTGTTCTTTTGTGCGAAGTCGCCGCCGTTTTTTGAGAGACGGGTATCCGCCTGATTAAGAGTAAGCGCAGTCTCTGGTGTATAGCCGTCAGTATTATCGACAAACGGACCTGCCTTCAGAGTGGCTGCTGTGTTGACTTTTAGAAACCCTCGAAAGGACATGACATCTCCTAATGATGCATATAGTGATACATAGCAACCGGGATTGGAATTCCACTTGGTCCCCCAGCCCCATACGTTCCTGCGCGGATTTGATCGATTTCATCGGTAGTCCATACGGCACTAGATATTACAAGACTATCTATTAATCCATCTAAACTGTAGCCATCGCGGCCAATTTTCAATGCTTCTGACCCGCCCGCCATCTGACTTGTCGCGGTTCCAGTTACATCATCATCAAGTGGTTGAGAACTTGTAATATCATAAACATGAAGCCTATATGATCGCGTTGAGTGGTTATACGTTGCACAAATAAAGTATTCATTCCCATCCGTAAAAGCGGTACCAAATTCAACATTCTGCCATCCACCACTCCAGTTTATACCTAACCTGGCAACCTTCGCTGTTCCCACAAATAAATTAAATCCTGATACCTGATATGTATATTTTGTAACAAAGCCCTGATAGTTAGCCCAATTTGAACCCTCTGGCTTATAAAAAATCCCTATCGAAAAACTGGTGGGCGTACCACCCTTACTAGGAAAGCCAGAAGGCAAGTCTCCGTCAGCTACCGTAAAATATTCACTATTATAATATTCTAAATCCGCCCCACCGCTGCCTCCATCAACAGGCGATGCAGCGGGAACAGCAGAGCCTTCTCCAACAGTATTCACATTGGTAAGAAAATCAACTCCACTTATTTCACAATCTTCTAGTGCCCCGGATTCAAACTTACAATAGAGCTTTATATCAGAATCGCCAGAAAAATCGTTAGCCACTTATGGACCTTCCGTTAAAATAAACCATTCATCTTGTCTATCACCCCTCACTTATGCAAGATTTCTCATTCGCCGTATAGTGTTCCCTATACTGCTGAAACAGGGAACGCCTTGGCTGCCCCATATGAGGCTCCCAGAAACCTTGTGGCGTGAGCGTGAGATACAAACCATATCTCGCCGCGATCTGCTGGCGGTAGTCCATGTCTTTATAGCTTGCCATCGGCTCCAATTGTTCCTGTGGTACGACCGTGCCAAGGTGCTTAACGAATTGGTCTTGCTTGATCTTGCGTGACTTGCCCTTGAGTGCTTCGTAGTTCAGTGGGGAGATGTCATCCACTATATCGACTGAGCGCCGGCGTTTCAAAGGAGCCGCAATACCACATCTCGGACAGAAGCGTTCCATTTGAGCTACATAATCTTTGGGGGTGCGTTTCCACCAGCCGGGTTCAACCGGCCACGTATCTTCGGGTTCCTCGAACAGTATTGCCAAAGCTGCTGCTATCTCACAGAAGTACGCTCCGTAAGGATTCACGGATGCACTCCAGGAATTTTGTATCCAGCAATGGTGGATCGGCCCCCACATTTCCCAAGGTTCCTTCACCAGCTCCTGTATGCCGATGAGTATGGGAGCATGATAGATGTCCGGACGGGTGTGGTCGTTAAGGAATATGTTACCGAAAGTTTTGGTTATCAACTCAGCATAGTGTTCCTTGCCTTCGGGAAAAGCCGTCCACAATCCAAGACGTTCGCGGGGAATCTTGGATAGTGCGTATTCACAAATCTCCTGAAATTGCGGATGCAGCAATGGCTCCCCGCCCATTATACCAACCATCTGCGGCCAGCCTTCATGCGAATCCACAGCTTGCTTTACTTGCCCCAGCTCCATCATATAAGGACGCTGGTGGTGGTTGCAGAACCGAGTGCAGTTACTGCAATCCAAATGACAGGCATTGGTTATTTCGATCTGCGTATTATCCATTTCCAGAATCGGTCTCATTATTTGTCCTCCTTCTTAAACCTCGTCAGCCCGGTAATTTCAACACCGGGCAATTCAATACCGGAATCCTCTTTAACCTTCTTCTTCCAGTTCGTCGGTCCCACTTGCCGATATTCGGCTGGGTTTATGCTCCAGATCGACACGGCCCCGATATCCACTTCTGCCAACATATCCGCCAGTGCACGGGTGACACCGGAAACAACAATATCGTGTCCGCAAAACAGCTTCGTGCAGCGGGGTAGCCAATGTTTGATATCGGCTGTGAAGTCCTCGTACTCATGTGAACCGTCAAGGAACACCATATCCACTTTCTTTGGGATTAGTGGGCTTCTTGCTGCATCCATACTTGACATGGGAAACACGCGAAGGTTGCGGAAGTGATTCGCGCAGTTCTCATAAAACTCATCATGAAGTTTGGACAGTTCCTCAGTTTCATGTTCCGGCGAACCCTGGAAGGTATCGATTGCATACACCGTACCCGGACAGGCGGAGCATAACGCATATGTGCTCCTGCCTTTAAAGCAGCCGACTTCCACTATGGTTTGCATGGTAGCAGCTTTCTGGTGCAGCCACTTCAACTCGTCATAGTTCATCCACCCGTAAATCTGCTCACCGATCCGATAGCCGTTGACAATAGGCTGATCTCCGGGCCGATGATCGGGATTTACGATGCCTGTTGTTGCTGAAGCATTTGCTTCCGCTGTATTTCCTGTTGTATGCATTTCACCTCGTCCTCCGTAATCAGGTCCTTGAAGTCCGCCCACTGAGCGACCCCCCACTGAACCAGTACTTTCTTATACTCCTTAATCTTCACGTCTTCACTACAGTTATACATATGGATAAGAAAGCCATTGCCACTATACCCAACCCGCTGGCAGACATCGATAAGCGTGGTATGCTTCAATCCATACTTCGCGATGTTTCTCGACAGAGTGAAATCGTCAATCAGATGGGACGACTCGCACTCGCCGGAATTAAGCTCTCCCACCACCGGATAAATACGCGAGATGGCTTCCTCGACAGTAAGATCGTCCAAGGGCTTCCACAGTTCAATACACCAACTGCTTGCCATCGCCCACCAGTTACAGCTTCCAATGTGCCTTCCATCACGCCTGAAAAACCTGTCATAACGCCATCGATGTGTCGCCATATCCTTGCCATTATGAGCGACCGTATCCATCGGGATGTGTGCGGTGAAGTCGAAACAGTCCGGATTGATGAGGGTATCGCTGTCTATATAGATATTCCAATCCGCCCCGAACTTCTGTGCCAGTTCGTATATCTGCAGCTTCTCGTACACAGGCGGCGCATCCGGCCACTTGCGTTCAGTAATCATATGGACATCCGCGCCGATTTTATCTGCGTAATGATAAATCAGCGGATAAGTAATCTGCGTTACCCGTGGCGCAAAATTATTCACATTCAGCAGGTATATCTGCTTCTTGATAGGTTTTTCCCACATAGCGTCTCGTCCTCCATTAACAAACAGGGGCTTCAGCACGCTACTTATCAAGCGTCGGATGAAGCCCCCTGGTGAAAGGAGAGTGTATCTCCAGGTGTCAATTATTCCCAATAAGGAATAGAAATGTTGTTGCTGTTGTACACTCCAAGCAACCAGCCAGCCTGAGCTGCAGCAGCAGGATTGCCCGCATCTCCGCCATTCGCTCCATTCGCCGCAAGAGTGGGAGCTTCCGCCCCATTCGCTCCTGCGCCTACACTGGTGAATTCGGGAGTGCCGTTCATGGTCAGATTACCGTTGAGGGTTAAAAGACCCGTCACGGTCAAATTTCCATTCTGGGTAGTTACTCCGTTGACCGTGACGTTGTTGTTTGCAATCATCACGCCTTCGGCAGAAACATTACCGTTGAGTGAGGTGACACCATTGACCGTGAGGTTGCCATTGTTGATGGTAGCACCGGTGATCGTGGTGTTGCCGTTCAGGGCAGTGACTGCGTTCACGGTCAGGTTATTACTGACGGTAATACTGCCGCCAGCCAAAGTAGTGGCACCATTCATGGTCAGGGAGTTGTTGATAGTTACCCCGCCGTTAATCGTAAGACCTGCATTTGCAGTGATGGTGCCGACGATTTCAGGATTGGTAGCAGCGTTCCCTCCTCCCGAAGGATAGAAAACCTGCTCGTACATCGCTGGAAAACTCATTATTCGCTATCTCCTATGGTGGTCATGTCCACGACCGGATACCGCTTGTCCTGGTACCCAGCATTTACTCCACTATACGCGCCGGTATGGTTGAAGTAATCGATAACGTCCTGGTCGCCGGTGACATGTTCACCAGCGATAAAAACCACACGCTTCCCAGGCAATTGCACCGCTAGCTGGGTACCGTTCGGACCCGGTTCATATCCAACCCGCGAGGGCTTCATGATGACTACCAAGCCGGACGCATGTGGACTAATGAACTTATGTTGAACGGGTGGGGCACTCTCCCTTACGGGAGCCGATGAGGCGGAGGACGAGGACCCATTCGGACGCGCTTCCTTTACCGGTTCGCCGGGATGAGCGAAACGCATATGTGCCCCAAGGTTCTTAAATTCTCGTCCACAAATCTTGCAAGTTTCTGTATCCATAACGTAGTCCTCCTAGAAAAATATGATTTACCGACCGCTACCACCAAGCACCATGCCGGACACTTTCAAGGTAATCGTCCAGTTACCCGTGGTGTTCTGGGTGTGCTGGAGCCTGAATGCGTTTCCAAACGGAGGCAATTGTTCGACGGCGTTGTTACACGACGCGGACTTGTACTGATTGCCCGACGCCGACGCATCATCGAACGTAATCATATTGCCATAAGTGTTCCCACCGTCATCGCTGGCCTGCAGAAAGCATTGTGAGTTGGAAGATCCGGAGTTCTCCACCATTTTCAGGTGAAAGACCGGAGGCATGATCCATGACATACCGGAGATCGCATTAGCGTCAAGGGATATGTTGTTGTTGGATGTGTAGGTCTGGGCATTGATCAAAGTTTTGGTGACTGGTCCTGTTCGTCTCAATGGGCACCTCCTTTAAGCCGCATATCCAGCGACATAGCTCAGAACTCCGTGAGTCTTCTCCTGCTTGCATTCCAGACCACAATGGGTTCGGTATTCATCAAGCAGATACTCTTCTGTCTTCGGCTGGATGTCCGGATGGAGTTTGGTATCCAAAGTCTTCTTGAAACGATACCGCACGTTGCCCATATCGAGAACAAAACTGTACCCCGCCCAAGAAAGCAGCGGCGAACTGGAAATATCCCCGGTTGTGTAATCGCCAAGAAGCACAGAGCGGACAAAGTCGATATCTCCATGCCCGGAGGTGTATGTGGTGACGCGCATTCCGTAAGCTTTCTCATCGCTCCGAACCTGCAGCGCCTGTTTCGCCCAGAAATTCAAGGCGGAAACCATAATAGGAGAAGCCAGCATAACCTTGGTCATTAAGCCGGGACTCGAACCGTAACGCATCACACCGCGAACGAATGTTTCGAAATCAGCTTCGCTCAGAGTTCCACCGGCGTTAGTGACATTGGTGCTGATCCAGTTGAACAGCCCCTTTGTGGTGCGCCGATAACCTACACTGGAGGCATCTGCCGTTGCCGATCCATTACCGAGCAGGAAAGCCAGTTCGATACCGCGTTTGTGTTCAATAGCAACTTTCTTCCGCTGATGGGTCCGATCATCACCACCATAGGAGTCGGATGTTTCTTCACTGACAGTGATCTTCACCGGATCGCGGAAAATCTGAATATAGTTGCTTTTGGGGGATTTCTGCACGTATCGGTACGCCGGGGTAGATCCGCCTTCTTCATTAGCGTTACCGATAACGATCAACTGATCGCCTGTCGCAAGATCAAACGCTGCAGGCGTAGTGCCGAGGGCACGGCTGACTGTGAGGGAGGCGCTGCCTCCGCCACTTGTAACCAGGATCAATTCTCCATTGGGCGCAACCAGAAGATCGCCATTGCGAACAATCGCCCCATGAGCAGAGGACACTGTGAGTGTCGTTCCTGTGCCGGAATCGCTGGCATCAAGAATACTGGTCGGAACCAGATCGTCCTCAAACCATTCGAAGGTATCGTTTGTCGCTACCTTCTTACGCTTGAGGGCGTTTAGAAACGTGATAAGTGGGGATGCATCAGGCTGCAGGAGAGCAATTCGATCGGAAACATCACGGACGAGAGAGGTTTCTGTCGTACCGGCAACATAAGTCCCACGCATTGCTTGAGTGGTAGTCATCTAAAACTCCTTTACAGAACTAAGGACAAGCCGCACACCGATCGACTTAGAGACTACCAGCTCCAGCGATCAGGACTTCCTGCCCAAGTTAAACAGCTCCCGCTCTTCTTTATCGACCCTGAGAACATCATCGAAGATATCCTGGTCTTCCTTCTTCTGCGCGGGAACTGAAGCTTTCTTTCCGCCGACACCAGCAACACTTTTGGCACCGGCAACCGCATTGTCAGTAGAAGCTTGGCGTTTACCAGCCCGGTACCGCCCTGCAAGGACGTGGTTCAGCGCGATTTCCAAACCTAAGTCTTTTCTCTCGATCAGGTCTGGGTTCGCCTTGAGTACATCAGCGATCTCCTTTTCCATTTCAGTGTCGATTTCCGGATGGGATATCATAAACTGTTGGACTGCGACTCGCTGTTCATACCCGCCAACCCGATCCTCGACTCCTTTAAGCCGTGGATCGATACCTTGCATAACTTCCCGAAGCTTGGCATCAACAAACTTCTGGATCGTTCCACCGGGATCTTTCGCAAAAGCATTCCACAATTCCTGACCTTCAGGGAGTTGCGGAACCTGCGGATCGGTCTCCGGTTTCTTACCAAAAGCTGCCTGTACGGCATCAACTGCGGCCTGTACCTGTCGCTGAAGGTTCTCGATCTCTCGATCCTTATTAGCGACGAGCTTCTGGATTTCCTTATAGCCCTTTACCAGGGCTGATTGATCCTTGAACGGAGTTCCCTCAATCTGAGTCGGTTCAGCGGCGGCGGCACCGTCCTGTTCACCATCTCCGTCCCCTTGAGCAGCGTCGTCAGTAGACTTGCCAGCATCAGCGGAATCATCTCCTGCCTTGGCGGCGTCTCCACCTGGATCGCTACTTTGCGATTGCGCGTCTTGACCTTCTGTGGTTGACGGCGAATCCTGCAAAGGATCGTCACCGGCTTCACCAGTGTATGCATCACTTACTGCGCCTGATTGTGTTTGTCCTGGCATCCGTTAATCCTCCTGTTAATGGTTGTGCCCTAAAGAAAATCTATCCCAACTGAAATTGAAAGTCAATATCAATTTCCAGAACAATCTACTTTTTGGCTTTATCCTTAGACTCTAATCTGCCCCGGTACATCTGCAATACTTTACGAACCACTTCAGGCAGGGTCTTAATCCGCCCTATCTGTGATTTTGCTTCCGAGCAGGCTGCGTTAGTCAGGGCTGACACTTCCACTCCCTTTAAGGCACTGGCACGGGCACGTATTTCCAGGGATTCCTCCTGGTCATCAAGCCATTCTAGGAACGCCTCCCATTGCGGGGTTCTGCCCAGGCCCTCCAGGCGCTCCGCCAGTTCCGGCTCCAAAGGGTAACTCGGTTTGACCTGTGGTTTCTTGGTTAAGTTGAGCATTTGGTCCTCCTTGCGCCGCCATTAACGCGGCCATTTGCTGTTGTTGTAAACGCTGTATATTCACTATATGAGCCTGAATGTGATTCTGGATCAGCATCACTGCTTCCGGAGACAGCCCAGCACCGTCGATATAAGCATGGATCGCTATATGCAACTGATCATCCCCGGCAACTGGTACCGGCTGACCCAGCGACAGGGACACATTTTCGTCCATTGCGAGTTTCTGGTCGCTCATCAAGTCATTCCGCTGTTCTTCCTGCGGGATTATCAGTTCGTCCACGTTCCGGAAGTCATGAGATTCCAGAAGCTCTGCATAGAACCTGTCAGCCCGGACGATTCCGGGAGCCTGCAGGACACGATCAGCAAGATTAAGCAGGTTGTCCCGTCGTGCGGCCTGGTCAAGGGGCAGTACCGATCCGGGTTCTACGATGATATCCGCGTCCCACGCAATATCCTGTGGGGAAATTGTGGATGAGAGCATACCATCAGGTCCGAAAACATAAATATCCTTCTCGCGTGTCAGGAATACCTTTGAATACGCATCGCAGGCGATCACCAGTTTCCTCAATGCCCCAGCTTCATACGCGGCCTGCTTTAACCCGTACCGAGCGTTTGCTTCGCGGACTATGGTAGACACACCGGTTGCCGTATCCGCCAGCCTTGACCCGGATTTAACCCCGACTATGTAATCGCTGACACCGACCGAGAACTGCATCTCCTCTTTGGTGGTTTGGACTTCCCGCTCGCTTCCAACGTCGGTTGCTTTGAACTCCAACTCCTTCACGGTATTATTCACATCGTCGGTGAAGATAATATTTCCGCTCTCCATCACGAAATTATCCCAGTCGCATTGCGCCACTCGGTTAGCTAAAAACACTTTGCCAAGTTTCAGACTGATATCTTTCAGCCGCGCATTCGACAATGCATCAAGCTTATCCGGCAGTCCAGCCAGCGCTTCCACGGTTGAGATCCCGATCGGTTCGGATACGTTCTCGGTAAGGTTGCAATTGATAACCGGCTTTTCCTGTAATGGATTCGGGTTGTCGCTCACCATGCAGCAGACACGCGCATCGGAACCCAGTGTGCAGATGATCTTCTCGTCCTCCAATCCCCAGTACAGCTCGTACTTCCCGTATGCATGCGGGGCATCGTCACGGGACAAGCCTATAAGTGCATCCCGGTCTGTCCTTCCGCTGCCAAGCGGTGTCCCGGAAGGTGTGTCCAGAAACTTTTCCACTTCAGGGTAAAAAATCCCAGCCTCGATAAGCTTCTTGATATCCTGCTTGCTCACCAGCTCCCTGAAAATGAACCAGTCACCATCTTCAGGAGACGTGACACCCGGCTGCAGGAACGAATCAAACACGTCGATCACCTTACACCAGAAGTCGTCATATCGATCCGCCTCGGTTTTCTGGAGGTACTTCCCCCCATCAGGCAGATCCTGCACCGATAGGATCTTGGATACCTCCTTCCGCCAGTAGTAATACAGCGGACTCCAGCCGTAAATCGAATACTGCCTGATCCACAAGGTCTGAGTTTTAAGAAACCCCATCCGGTCAAAAGCGTAATACAGATAGTTCTGTCTGCGCTTGACATCGTGCTCGTCCACTTTCTTTCGAGGTGACACCCGCATCTTGGGAAGCTTTCCGGCCAAACGAGGCAATTCGGATTCAACAATCCCGTATGCGTATGGAATGACCAGATTAGGCTCGTCGGTCACTTCCTGTCCGAGATCGTCGTAAATCGGATCAGCTATGCTCCGGTACCGTTTGTACCTGGATAACATTCCCGGATACAGGACTTCCATGAACTTCACGCTGGCTTCCAGCCGCCCCTTTTGCTGTTCGCATAACCGGGACTTTTCCTCGGCGCTTAATTCGTGAAGCTGAATAAATGCATCGGAGGGCAGTTCTTGGGAAAGTTCCGGGTCCTGTTGGTCCGGTGATTCGGTGAGAGCTTCTTGCTCGATTCCTTCTGGTAACATAGCTCAGTCCTTTATTCTGCACAACCTTCGCCGGTCTGGCGTCCGGTGTGACAAGTTCCCCGCCTAAACCTTTCGGGGCGACCTGGAGAATGTAGCTGAGCACATCCGCCAGATCCCACGAATTCGCGGCTGGGATAGTTGATAAGATTGAAATCAAATCGTGGAGTGTGGAATTTATCTTAATGCGTCCGGATTCGAATAGCGGCACCAGACTTCGGACTCTGGTTTCTTTGGCATGGGAGGTTTTCCCCAGTATCGGGTTCACTTCCTGGATCGTGAAGTGATGGTTGAAGGTGGACATCTTATCCTTCAACACATACTCCAAGGCTTTACGGGTATTCTTTTCGATGTAGAAGTAATGCGGCTTGAGCTTCTTGTGACAATCGAAAATCAGCGTGATGAAGCCAGCGGTATCAACCCGTTCCTGTCTCGCCATATCCACATATATCATCCCGGTTTCAGGGTCCACCCCGACGCCAACTACAGCCGTGAACGAACTGCGCCTCTCAATGGATTCCGCAGGATCTACGATCATGTACCAGATCAGCTTGTGCCGGATAGCCTCGATCTCAGCAGGAGAAATCAACGCAGTGTTCTCAATATCCACTTCACCAAACCATGAACCTTCCGGACTCGACGGATTGTTTTCATACTGCGATGAAAATTCACGGATACCCTTGATGGTTTTCAGACTATCCACCACTGCGTCATCGAATTTGCTGTCGAAGATGTAATTCCCCTTGTCGTCCCTAAGAATCAGGATAGAAACATCGAACAGGCACTTGCAACCCGCGACGTGATGCGTGGTCTGGCCGTCGAAACATCGCTGGTCTACATAATCCTTGAGTATCCGCCCGTACAAATCCTGCGGGGACCAGCGAGTGCCGATCACGATCATACGCCCGTCCGGCTCCAGCAGATCCAGACTGTCCTGCCAGATCTTCCAGACTTTATCCATCATTTCGTAACTGGATACGTTTTCGCGGTTTACGAGATCATCATGGAATATCAGATCGTAATGCTGAGAGGTTTTGCTGGCTTCCAGACCGGAACATGTGAATGTTGCTTCCCGTAGGGAGAGATTGGTACGGTTCAGCAGCGTAAGCTCATCCCGGTTATTCTTGTACTCTTTGGACGAAGACGATCCCGGAACAAGGGAACCGTAGATTTCCTGAAAATCCTCACGGCCTAAATGCCCCCGGATAGCCGTGAGCATCTTCCTAGAAAGATCGATACCTGCAGAGTTGATCAGGATGCGGATATTCGGATCGACCAAAGACTCACGAAGACTGTCGCCCTGTGTGAACAGTGAGGTGTTATGCGTAGGGAAGTAAGTATCTGTGATATACATTCCGCTGGGATCAGCAATCTTTATACATCGGGCTTCTTCTTTACCGTCCGGTACAATATCAACGATCTTCAAAGTCAGTTCTCGTTTCAAACCTGTATAGTTCACTGCCTTCCGTGCCAGCCCAAACGGATTATCGTGCAACTTAATTGAGACCTGCCACGCCTGCTTATGTTCGACCTTCTGCGGAGGGGGCATTACTGAAATCTTGGCGACCCCACCAAGTGACCTGACCAAACGGATAATCCCATTAATCAGTTCGCGGTTGGTATTACAAAAATAGGCGATCCCATATTCCTTATGGTAAGTTCCGTCTGTATCCATTAAACCGCGCAATAACTCCAAACGTTGGGAGTACGATAACCAAAAATAAGATTCCGGTATGTGCTTGTGACCCAGTAAGCCCACCTTCCTCAATTCTTTTATTAACCCGTAAATACCATACATGAACTTGGCTTTATTTTTCTGGGCCTTATAAGGAATATACTGCAGGATCTCCGGATCATCGGTTGTTATCTGACCGCAAGTAGTAGTCCCATCACCAAGCCATACTCCAAGGGTATAAGGATCAATAGGAGGATCGCTCTCCTGACCTAAAAACGGGATCGGCTGTAATCTAGTGCGATATTCTGTATGCGTTTTACCATCGCGGTTGTCTACTCGGTCCGTCTTCCAACGAAGGGCCATAATCTTTTTCAGTGAAATGATTTTCCACAGACAGGAATTACTCGGAATTTTTACTTTGAACAAATGGTCCTCGCCACATCGCATAACCCTGCCGTCATCTGTGGTAATCTTATAAATCTGGACTTTCTGGATTTTAGATAACCCCACGATTTCAGAATACCCATTTTCTGTGGCTACTTCTGTCCCGACTTCAAGCTCACGGAATTTTTTCCAGCCGGATCTCGTCAGCACACTTGAAGTCATGGGTTGCAATTTAAGATGTCCCCTGGGCCAGAGGATAAGCTTGAACCGTTTTGTCCCAGCGTGTAGCCATTCCAACCCCTCGCGATGAAACGGACGGATAGCGTCGAGCTTGTCTTTGGGG